TCGGCATTGGGGAACTGGAGCGTCTTGACGTAAGTGTTGAGGGCGTTCTGGATGTCCTCTCGGTCGAGAATGATCCGCATGTTTTCGGACTCCTTGAGAATGTTGACTGTTGCGATAGCATGGCCATCCATTGGAACCACACCACCAAAGGAAAAAGTGGACAACACGATATGATCCATGTTGTCATCAGGGATCTTTCCAGCTTCCACCATCGTGTCACTGAAATACTTGTCAGCGATGGACCCGACGTTCATGGTGTCGAGTCGGCCATTTCTGGGGGCGAAGACTGTGTAGTGGATCCACACTCGTTCTGCTCGTGGCTTGTCCCTCAGAAGTGGTTTCACCTCATCTGCGAAGTTTTTCTTTTGTGTATTGAGATGATGGTGATGGAGATTTCGATAGACGTTCAGGTTGACTGCTTTCTGGTTCTTCTTGCTCACATGAACGTAAGTGGGGATCCGCACAGAGTACGAATCCACCACCTGATCGAAGATCTCGTTGAAGTCAGCTTGAATCAATCGTCAAACAAGCTGGACTTCTGCTTCTTCTCGCCTCCACCAGACGAGCTTCCGGATCCACCTTTGAAGGCTTTGCCTTCTTTCTTGCCGGTGGATTTGTCGTAGGTCTGGCCACGGTTCTTGTCCAGCCACTTGTGGGCATAGTCACCGTCTTCTTCCATCTTGGAGATGGCTTTGCCGAGATCACCATCGGACAGGACTTCTTCGAAGTCACCGCCGAGGCTCTTCACGAAATGAGCCACTTCGCTGATGGTCACGAGACGATCTTCCGGGAAGAACTTGATGAACTCGTTCTGGTCACGAGTCTCGCCAGTGGGTTCGTAGTCACCCGTGGATTCGTTCTTCTCCGTCTTGTCCACCGTCTGACGCTGGATGGCGACTTGGATCTTCTCACCATGGAGAGCGGTGAAGCAATCCACAGCTTGAGGAACTTCCTTCTGTGCATCGAAGTCGTAGAGGTTCAGAGTCTTCTCCTCCACTTCCATGTCACCGACCTCTTTGGAGGCGATCAGCATACACAGACTGTTGACCTGATTGAAGCCGGGAAGGTTTTTGGCCTCACCAGTCTTCTTGTCTTTGTAGGTGACATCACCGTTCCGGTTGGTCATCCAGATCTGACGGGTGACTTCCGTCTTGCCATTGACCTTCAGACAGAGGGTCAGATTGCGGGCATCGCTGTTGGCAGCTTTGCCGATGTAGGCGTACTTGATCTCTGCCGGATAGATATCCGTATCGAGCACACCACCCCCACCGAGAAAGTCGTCTTCGACTTCAGCCTTGGCAGCGGGTTTCTTGTTCGAGAAAATGTTGCTCATGGGTTTTCCTTCTTCAGTTCATGAGTATTGGCTTGGTCGAAACCAAGAGAGAAGCGTCAGTCCTCGTAGTAGGAGATCAGTCGCTTGATCACAGGACCAAGGTCATTGTCGATGTAGAGTTCAGTCCGGTCCCACATTCCCATGGGAGCACGGATCCGATCACCGACAGTCTTCTTAGTGGTTCGGGTTTGGAAGACGTGCTTGAAGCCGAGTTCTTCCTCTTCCTCGGTGATGTTCAGCATGGGGTTCTGAGGATGCTTGTGAAGATCCTTGATGGTTTCCTTGCTGACATTCACGACGGTGGTGAAGTAGGCTTCGAGGCCCTTCTTCTTCAGAGCACCCTTGACGGGAACACTGGTTCGGAAGATCCCAGCTTCCTCATCCAGTTCACGGTCCAAGTGACCGATGAAGATGAAGAAAGCATCCACCTTGGAAGAGGTGTTGATCAACCGCTTGAAGAACTGGGAATACGCTCCCCATGCCTTCTGGGTGTTGGCAGAGTCGATGACATGCACGGTCTCGTACATATCCATCATGAAGCTGATGGTGTCGATCACAACAAAGTTGTAGGGGCTTTCAGTTCCCAACTCTGCCAGTTGTTCAAGCCAGTCGATGATGTCTTCAGGATCAGAGATCACCTTATTCTTGAAGGACGGTGGAATAGATCTCGTCCTTCTTCAGTGGTGACTCAGATTCGGAGTTGAGCTTGATGACCTTTTTCTCCAGTTCATCATAGCCCATGCCTGCGTCCTTGAGCATCATGGCATAGTTCAGCAGGGTGTTATTCCTACCACCCACCTCCATGTTGTTCAAGAACCACCGCTCCAGATTCTCAAGGTTTCCGAGATCTGCGACTTGTTTCACATACTCGGAGTTGGCCTTGGTCTTCGGGATAAATGGCAGAACATCAATGACTTGCGGTCCACGGTTAATGTGAACTACAGAGTCTTCATTGGTTTGCCATTTCTTGGAACGCTGGTTTGCAGACTGATCGGACTCGAACGGAAGCCACAGAAGGAAAGAGTTCATGAACTCCTTGTAGTCGTCCTTCTCCAAGTGGAGATGGTAGTTCGATGGCATGATGAGCCGGAACCGATTCTCCTCGTCTGTGTGACGCTTGGTTGTGGCTGTGATGAAAGTGTAGTCAGCCAGAAGCTGATGAACAGCATCGAGCTTGATGCCACCGTCCACATCCACCACGAGCATGTTGAAGCCGGGAATCACCTTGTCTTCGCTCCGGTGTCCACCTTCGAAAGAGTGGTTGCACCAGTGAAGGTTTGGCTGCTGAAGAAGGATCTTCAGCTTGTCCATCGGCTGCTCTTGATCTTCGTAGTCATAGGCAAAGTGATCACTGAAGCTGAATTTCATCTTGTTCAGGTCCGTCTCTTGAAGAGTCGAACCAGAGAAGAACTCCACTTGCTGCACCACTTTCTTGGTGATGACCACATGGTTTGAGACACCCCATGCCATGGCCAAGTCCATCATCTCTTTACGAGCGACAGTCGAAGTCGGATAGTAGGGCAGATCCTCAACCAAGTCTGCATGAGTGAGATCCGGAGGACTGGTAGCGATGTATTTCGCCAATCGAACGAAGTTTCGTTCCCGCTTCAGCAGTTTCTGAAAGCTCTGACCTGACTCCTCCGCGACCTTGATGGCCTGACGGAGATGCTGGATCTGGATTTCATTCGACTCGTCGAGGAAAGCGTACACTCCAGCGAGTTTCAGGGATTTGAAATACCTGTGTGCCAGTTCAGCTTTTCGAATCTCTTCGTGCTCTGGCATCTGATTGGCCGTCGCCTCACACTGGAGACGATAGCTGATCAATTCGATACCCACATCCTTCGGCACGTTCAACGTGTGGTTGTAATGCCGAGGGTCGGCAAACTTGGTGAGGAATGTCTGCCAACGAGTCAGTGCCGCAGATTGGTTCTTTGACACCAGTCCGTTGTAGACATCTTCGGGCTTGATGTTGGCGAATTTGGTTTCGCTCTTACCTATCCCGAAGAAACACCGTCGAGCGTAGCCAGTGGCCAAGAAGGAATAGAACTCCTCCTCGATCTTGGCTCCGTCGAACAGTTTGGAACTGGTCCCGAACATGAGGACATTGGCTGGTGTTGAACCAGCGATATCCAGACCCCGTTCGTTGTCGGGGGTGTTCTTCACCAGCTTGGCTTTGATTTTGCCAAGGTCGTAAAGCTCCAACAGAGTGTTGAGAACTTCGTTGTTTCCCAAGAGGTTGGAACCCATCTCATCCATTTGGAAGTTGATAGAACCGACTCCTGAGAGCAGGAGCTTGTAGCGAAGCTGCTTCACAGCAGGACCAGTACCCGAGTCAAAGATGAATGGGGCATGGCCTTGTTTCTTGAAGTCAGCTTCCAGAGCTTCAAGTTCTTTCTGTTCATCACCACCTTTGGCAGCAGCGATATCGACTGCGAGATCAAAGAGATTGGCTTCCGAAAGCTGTCCGAAAGTGCTCTTCATGTACATCTCTCTGAACCCTGAGACTACTTCTTCGAGAAGGTTCACAGAATGACCCTTACCGAAACCACTGGTCGCCAGACCGATGGAGTAGATGTTCACAGGCAGGATGCCACGTTCAGGTGACTGGATCTTGCATCGCATTGCGGATGGGATCAGGCCAAGAAAATACGCCACTTCTGCCTGAAAGAAGTCTCGATTGACCTGCCCTGTACGGTGACAGAGAAGGTCAGTCAGTTCCTGCATTGCATGGTTATGCGGCGTGTTTTCGATGACGCTGAGATCATAGAAATCAGACATCGGGGAGATACTCCTTAGATGAGTGTTTGAATTTTCGTATCCAGCGCATCAATTTCATCACTGAGATTTGGTTGACCATCTGAAGCAGCATCATCGAGCATCTCAACATAATGGTCATCTGTTGTGTATGTCGATAGATTGGCGATGATCTGACGCATCAACAAAAGTTCAGTTTTGGTAAACTGTGAATTTGAGTTAGGCATCGGGGAAATACTCCTTGTGAAGTTCTTTGGCTCGCTTTTGATACGCTTCAGAAGCAAGCTCAGGTGTGGTGAATGTTCCGAGGTCTTCTGTCACACCTTGAAAGGTAACTCTGGCTTTCCAACCTGAGTTATGTTTGGTGACTCCTCGAAACCCAGAAGAAGGAAGTTTCCTGTCTCGATTGAGACAATTCTCTTGGTGTGTACACTCTCGAAGATTATCCAACCGATTGTCATCTCGATTACGGTTTTTATGGTCAATGCCTATAGGCCAAACACCATACGACAAAAACCATGCCACATGACTTGCAGGGTAGACCTTTCCATCAAACTTGATCTGACGGTAGCCATCAGTGTCGATAGCCCCTGCTTCAGAAAAGATCTTGATGACATTACTGGGAGCTTTAATCCAAATCAAACGTCCGATTTTTGGATCATATCCCAAATAGTCAGAGAGGATTTTGGTTGTCATCAAAATACTCTTTCCTTTGTTCACACACAGAAAACGCTGGACAGTAAGCGCAGGCTTTCACCTCGCCTTTGACAGTGACGATAGTGCCTTTGCCCTTTTCCTGTTTGTGAAGTTCTGCATCTGCCATGTTGGCAAATGTCTTTTGAGCACGACCACCCTTCTTTGCTGTCTCAGGGTTGGCGTAATACTTGTACTGGTCAGGCTGTTTCCACAGTTCCTCATCAGTGCAACGAACCATCTTGTTCTGATTGTTCGTGTGCTTGGCGTTCTTTTTGATGTCAGCCAGCTTGTCGAGGATCCATTCTTCTGTCTCTGCTTCAGACATCAGAGGAAACTCTTTGTGAGCCACCTTCGCTTGAGGATAGTTCATGTCTGCCTTGGCTCGGAACTTTTGCCAGTCGGTGAAGATGAACTCGATCCGCATGGTATCCTGCCAGATGAGTTCCGGCATGATATAGCGATACATGGACCCTTGTAGGATGTAATCCTTGTCCTTGGATCCAGAGGTATAGCTGAAGGTCGAGGTGGTTTTCACATCCCGGTATGCACCGTTGATGGCGAAATCCAGTTGGCCGGTGAGAACAATACCCCCGATTTCCTTGAATCGGCGCTGCTCCAAGAAGATGGGAATATCGTTCCCACCGACCTCTGAAGGATCTGGATTGATCTTCACTCGATCAATCACTGACTGTGGATAATGGAGACGCCGCATCGCCCCCTTCCAGTCGCCCTCAGTCCATGCTCGCTCGATGGAATCATGGAGACCATGACCCACCCGCGAGGCAATCAGATCAGATACATCCATCACCTCTTGGGTGTGGTCTACCTGACGTTCAAGAATGAGCCGACGAGTCGGCTTCATAAGAGTGGTGACGCTGATCAACTCTCCTTCGGGAGCGACATCTGCTCCACTGTAGTAGCCCTGCTGGAGAAGCCAGACTGCGATGGGCAGGTCGATCTGATGGTTGTTGGTCAGATTTTTCATGTCACATTTTTCCTTTGACTGTGACTATCTCAAGAATGTTTTTGATCTTGAAATAGAGATGTTTTTTGTTGTCGCCATCAATGATGAAGATGACGAATTTACCATCTATTCTCATGTCGGAGTACCCGGAGACCTTATGAATAGTACCTCCGGGATAACCTTTAACCATCGTGAGATAGGCTGTTCTCATGCTGCGATTCCTTTTTCTTTTAGATCATCGAGATGTTCTCGGATCTTGTCTTTGATGGTATTTTCGTTGGCAGCATTGGGAATGTCGAAGCCATGGTTCCAGTTCGGATAGAAGATCTCCACCGAACCAGAGAGCTTGACTTCATCATGCCAGATCTCAGGATCATCTTGCCACGAGACTTCTTTGGGAAGCTCGGTGTTCAGATACATGAGTGCTTTATAGGCCCCGTCA